ACCAAAGTACGTTAAGCAATTTCGTTCACCGTATTGAACAAAATTCCTACATTCGTCAACTAATGGGCAGCTAAACTTTTTAACTCAATCGCAGAACCAAAACTGCGTAAGTGGCGAAGTGTTTCAAGAAACATTTGGTGCTGCTTATGTGACTGAACAAGTGCGTTCAGTCTGCAAAACACATAAGGTAAACAAATTTAGGCAAGAACTGATAGGACAGCACTCCTGTCAGTTTTTTGCTATTCTTCTTTAAACAGATATTCCAGATCATATTCTGGGAAAAGCTCTTTTTTAGAAAGGACTGCTTCTGGATAAGTAAAAGGTGTTTTCCCCTTTATCTTGTTCTGAATAGTCCTTTCATCAACACCAAGAACCTTTGCAAACGCTCTGATTGTAATTCCTTTATCATCAAGAGCTTTTTTTAAATGAATTAACATTAATACCTCCTGTCGCATTATTGCGACTACTGTGTAAAAAAAATATCTATTGCTTCTTCCCTACTTAATGGAACTGCGCTTACAATTCCGTGAATTTCACCAATTGTAAACTTTTCGCCGCCATCTTTCAGCTTACGGTAAAAAGTGCTTCTATCCATACCAATTGCGCTTGCAACAGCTTCTTGTGTATTTCCATGTTCAACAATTTTACCTTTAAGCCTTGCTATATTTACAACCACAAGCGTTGCCTCCTTTCTAGTAGCATTAATGCGACTTTGTGATTATATATTACCTCTTGCAGTCGCATTTGTCAATATAAAAATTCGCATTTTTGCAATTATTTTTGTTGCATTTTCGCAACATTGATGATATTATATATTTCAGAAAGGAGGTGTACAAAATGTCGAAAACTGGCGAACAAATAAAAAAGAGAAGAAAACAGCTTGGTATGAGCGCTGATGAACTTGCTGAAAAGTTGGGCGTATCAAGATCTACTATATTTAGATATGAAAAAGGAGATATTGACAAGGTACCAGCAGAATATGCAAAGCCATTGGCGGATGCGCTCTGCACTACTCCAGCATATTTGATGGGATGGGAAGATAATTTAGAAACCGAAACAGATTTTATCCCAAAACTTATGACTGACACAATATCTGTAGAACATGTTAAGCTGTTGCTTGAACTGAGTGACACTGATAAAAAGAGTGTTTTCGACATGATTGAATTTCTTTACAAAAAGAGCAGGGATTAATCTCCCTGCTTTTTTTAATAGCCCCATTGTTTTTTAAATGAAATAATCATGTTATACAAAAACTTCATAAACTTTTCGCTATGTATATTTTCAAGCATCTCAATAATTTCTTTCTTGTAATCCACGTAAACCCCTCCCAACGCCACAAACATATGTTCTTACTTATTAAATTATATCATGTTTTCATAACCATATAACGGAACGGAATCATCTCCGCTTAAATCCTTTCTGGCAAGTTGCTTTTCCTCGATATTATTGCAAATTATGATTTTTTCAGTATAGATATTGTGATTTTGGTACTTTTCATTCGTTATATATGTAGATAGAAATAAAGAGGCTGGGCTTCTGGAATCGAGGGATTTTTTGTGCTCATTTGGATTGCTTTTGATTTCCGTCACCATTTTTGCGATAGTTTTAACCCTCCCAAAGATAATACTACGCTCTGGGCTGAAATACATATGAATCCCAATAAACACATGCACAAACATCAATATTAAGATAATCGTTATCTTCTTGCGTCTTTCCATTATCCAGCCTCTTTACACTATCTTTCTTATGTGGTACGATAATATTGTATCAAAAAATATACAATTACACAGGAAATGGCGAAATTAGCACCTCTGGTGGCGAATTTTACATGAAAAGGGATGATTTGAATGCGAATTGCAATATGTGATGATAACGAAATCCAGATTGGTATATTTATGCATCGGATTAATAATTTTCTCAAACGAAATGGTGATATAAAAGCATTGATTACTCCGTATGATAAAGGACAGCCACTTATTGATGATGTGGCAGATGGCGAATGGTATGATATTGTAGTTTTGGATATCGTTTTGAGAGAAGAAAATGGAATTGAAGTTGCAAAGGAATTGAGATTAAATGGCTATGATGGAAATATTATTTTCTGGACAGCCCACAAAGAGTATGTTTTTGAAGCTCTTGATTTACTCCCAATTCACTATATTATAAAAGGATCTGAAAATGGTAGAATGTATACTGCTTTCAATCATGCTCTGGAACATATCAGCAAAAGCACTCTTATGATAAAAGGAAAAGACTTTATTCATCGGGTGGAATTTCAAAATATCGAATATATTGAGAGTCGAAACAAATACATCATTATTCACTGCACTTGCGGTATAGTTTATACGGAACGATGTAAACTATCCGATATTGAAGAATTACTAGATTCCAGATTTTTGAGATGTCACCAGAGCTACATAATAAACATGGACGAGGTAAAAGAAATAAACGATTCGTTCCTTATGTTTTCTGGGACTACGGTGCCAATCAGAAGAAAAGACTTTGCAAAAATAAGAAACGAATTTGAAGAATATACTATTTTTAAGTAGCTCCCGGGAAAACCCCGGGAGTGTTATTATTTCAGTAATTCGTTGACTTTTTTCTGCACTTCTGCGTAGTTGTAGCCGGCAGCTTCCAGGCGGTCTCGTCTATCTTGTCCGTTCCCCCACTCGCCGTTAATTACCTCTTTTGCTACCTTGGCTACACTTTTCTTTGCAGTCACGGAATACACAGCTTTTCCATTCCAATCAAAAACAGAATAACCGGCTTTGCAAGCTTTCTTTGCATTTTTCAGCGACTTGTATGCCCCGATCTGGCTCTTGGAGTCCTTCCATGTCTTACGAACACGGTAATACTTGTCAACCTTTGCTGTCGGTTTTGTGGTTGGCGCTGTCACGGTTTCACTGGAAATGAGATTCTTAAATCTCGCCCAGTCACCCTTTCCACGGATAACGGAAGGACAATTCTTAGCGCACACATCGTAGTGCTGCACTACTCGGCTTGCTGGGATTCCGTATTTTTTCATAAGCTGCTTACATACATCAACGGTATTTTGGAATGCTTTTTCGTAGTTATATCCGGCATTCATGCACATTTCAATTCCAATAGAGTTGTGATTGTTTACAGTTCCAAAAAGCTTACCGCCGTAATTTACCCCAACATGCCATGCCCCGCGATTGTACGGCAATGCTTGGTATGCTGACTTATCGTCCACGAATACATGGGCTGAATAGCCATGAAAATTGCCATTATGCTGTGCGGTGGCGTGTGCCTTGGCATCTGCTGTAGCTGCGGTATTATCCGTATTGTGGATGACAATATACAGAGGTGTCTGTCCGGCGTAGCTGTTGTTGTTGCTGATTAATGAGGTATTGATATTCATGTATGTTCTCCTTTCGTTTTTGAGGTTAAAAAAAGTGCATAATAAAAATCACCCCATTTGGGATGCTCTTTAACATAAACTTTTTATACAATATACCTACCATGATTAAATTCTCTGTCATAATGACATTGCCTCCTTACCACAAATATAGCTGTACCGTGATAAGGAGGCTATAATTTCCGCAGCTCTCTAACACATAAAATAGAGTTTTTGCGATTTTAATTATTTTTCGCTAACTATTTATATGGCAATCTTGGAAGCCATAATACTTTTTACAAAAATCTTGGGGACGATAATAATCCACTCAGTTCATATGATTTAACATTAAAAGGTGGAGCAAAATCCGATAACGAAATATCATACTTAATATTTATCGGAGATCGTGGATACAGTACGTTTATCAAAACACCTTCCTTGTATATCGCTAGTGGAGGCGTAACTTATGCAAGTGTACAAAGACTTATACTTGGAAGTAACAGCTCTATTGAAGCTTCAATTACAAAAGGAAATCCTTTTACAGTTAGTTTTACAGGATTTGCACCAAAATCCAGCTTACTGATTTGCATACCTCTTGTAAGAGCTTAGGAGTAATTAACTGTACATATTAATAATTATGCCTGTATGACATAATTTCCTGTGATATAAGCTCTTGAAAGATTCGCAGGCTTATATAATTGCATTGTTTGTCCGTTGGGATATAACCATAGGGAGCCAACAGTATCAAAGGGACCTGCACCACTTTTTACATCTACAACTGCGTAAGAATAATTAGGGTTAAAATCTTTAAAATCTTTTGTTATTTCAATTCGTTCCGTATTAAGCGGTAAGTTTTCAAATGCGCCGTATACACCTACCGTATTTATAGTCCTTTTTAGGTAAAGATATCCGTATTCGGTTTGTATTGTGGAAATCTTTGTTTTTGAGTTGCCATATAAATAGTTAAGTGCCCCGATAACTGTCTTGTTTTCCGTTTCCAATTTACTGATAACAGCCGTTGACATTTTATCCACGACATAATCCCAAAACTTGCTCATTAATCCGCGCTTGTTCGCTCTCGTAGTTGCGTCATACAGCATTACTTCGTCATTATCCGCTAACGTATCTTTTGTTGTGTATTCAGTCCATTTTGGCATGTGGTTGCCCTCCTTTAATTATAGGTTTGTTTTAATATTTGATTCATAAAAAAGAGGATGATTTCTCACCCTCTTTATATTGATTTGTTTAACAATTTTTTGATTTCTGCAAGTTCTTCTTTAATGCTTTTTAATTCAGATTTCAATTTTTCATTCTCGCATTTGAGTTCCTTGATTTTCTCGTGATTGAATTTTATCATAGCGAACATGGATGGAATCATAATTCTGTAATTCCAATCCTCGGGCTTCCCATCTGGCAAATGGTTTACTGCAATTGGGAAACGTCTTTCCATGTCCTCTGCAAGGAACATAGGCATTAACTTGTCATATCTGCTGTCGTTTTTATCGAGATATCCTTCTTTATACTTTGCCCAAACAACCTTTGTCCTATATAGTTCTTCCAGCTCTTCTTCTTTAACTGTTGTCCGAATTGACTTATAACGCCAAGAAGATGATGGGACTTTAATAACCATTCCATCTGAATTAATACCCAAGTGTGTTCCGTCTGTAATATTTCCCATATTTTCAAGACAGAAAAAATTCGTAGCATCACCGAAACCGCTTAGTGGATTTCTGATTTTTATGCCGCCATCAATTACAAATCCGCTTCCATTTGCTTTTAGATCAACGCCATTTATGGTTACCATGTTGTTTTTCGCATCAAGTACAATGGCACCGTTTGCAGAGGTTAATTTTCCATTTGTTTTATCAATCTGCCAGTTTCCAATTTCCCCAGTTAGCGACTTTACGCTTCCAGAAAATTCGCCTTGGTTAAAATGAACACCTGTATTGTCAATATATCCAACCTGTGTGCCACTTGCATTCAGAATGGAAAGTAACCCATTTCCGTTATTTGAACCGCCAAGTTTCAATGTACCTCCATGTGCATAGGTGAATGAAAAATACAATTCTCCATTTTCCATGTACATGCCCTTTATTGCACCGTTGTTTGTAAGCATATTGAACACTTGCTCATTTGTGTAAGCGTATTCAAGTTTTGGCATATAAATATAAGTATCATATTTTACGCTAGACCCAACTGATGATGTCAAGATTCTCAAACTGTTTAAACTATCATTTGGTAAGCTAGATAAAGTTGTTGTTACTTGCAGTCTTTGCCATTCAGTTGTAGTTTTAGCATTTAATATTGTTTTACTTCCAAGATACACATATACTTGTGTTGCAACACTAGTTTTTATCCAAAACGAAAAAGTATAATTTCCAGTAACTTTTATTGGCTTATAATTTTTCGTTCCAAATTGTGCTCCAGTTCCGTTTATTTTAATTGCATTTTTGCCGCCATCTACATCCTGAACTCCATACTCATATGTATATGCACTCTGTGTAGACCAATAATCTTTAACATTTTGTTCTGTTAGATAATAGCCTTTAATAATATTGTCCGATGTAATATCTTGGACTTGTTTTATAGCTTCTTCCTGTGCTATATCAGTAACGCTTTTATCTCCTAATGTAAACTGTGAAGCTGCTATTGTTACTGCACCAGTAGTTTTGTCAATAGCAAAAGTGGTCTTTCCATTGCTATCAACAACCTTAATACCTTTGGCTTGCACGTATTCTCCGTTTACATAGACATTTCCGTTTTCATCCAAGTAAATCCCCTGTGCCTTGCCGCCATTGGTGAGTTTGTTGAAAATATCGGCTTGTGTCTGTCCAGAAACTGCGGTGCTGGCAGAAGAATCTGCAATTTCCTTTACTGTTTTGCCTTGTAAGGAAAAAGTTTTTGGAGCTAGGATGACGTTTCCTTTGCTGTCGATTTCTAAGGTTACGTTCTTGTCATCATTAATGACTTTTAGCCCACGACCATTAATTCTCTCACCGGCAAGCAATCCAGCTAAAATGTATTTTGCATTGATATATACTTTTCCATCTTGAATATAGATTCCCTGTTCCGTTCCGCCTTTTGTGAGTTTATTGAACACTTCGTCCTGTCCAAGACTGGTATCGTAATTATCAATTGCGTTTTTGATATCGTCTTTGTCCGCATACTTGAAATCAATCCAATCATTATCGTTAAATGCACCATCAAGGCGATTTACTTGTGTGACTTTGAGTGAAGCTTTTCCATCACTATCCGTAGTCATCCATAAATCCCCAGAATAATACGGTGGCGTTGGCTGAACCGTGTAAACAGAAGATTTTCCATCCACTTTATCTAAAAGTGCATCTGGAATGGATTGTGGCTTCCATACACCAGAATTGTATATCCACTGGGTATTATCCGTGGTATTGTGCCAGAGGTCTCCTTCATGCTCTACTTTTTCCGATTCCCACACTAGAACAATTTCATTTCCACTGGTGTCCAAAATCTTGTTTCCATTCGCATCAAGCCAAGGCTGTTCCTCTGTTTTTGTCCATTTAATAGAAGGGTCGTTTGGTTGATACCAGGTTTCAATTTTTCCATCAATTTGTGTTTTAAGATTGTTTATTGTATCTTTGAAAACACCATCCAGGAAAGTATTGAAAGTAGAATCATCTGTATATTTACTTGCCCTTTGCCAATCGTCTGCTGAATAAGAACCGCTTGCTCTGGCAACCTTACATCTCATAAGGTCTCCGTTTGTACCTTGCGACCAGAGATCGCCAATATCATATGGTGGTTCTGGCTGAACTACGAATACGCGCCGCTTATGATCTGCTGTGTCCTGTGCTCTTTCTGCGGCGGCAAGTGCTAACGTTATATCGGTGTCTTGCACCAATTGCCACTTCCATGTTGACCCATCTTGCATAAATCGGTAAGCATATCCTTTGGACTTCCAGTAAAACAAGTCACCCTCATGTTTCTTTCGTTCTTCGTTGGTAGTCCACTCGGAAGCTGGAATATTCTGTAATGTTGGTTCGTAGTCATAAAAAAAAGTCTCAATCTGTCCGTCGATTTGAGACTGCAAATTATTGATATCGGTTGTGTATGTATTGCTTATAAAATTATTTACTTCTGTTTCTGCTTTTTCCTTTGCAATTGCATTAACATCTTTTCCCTTGACTTGGACGGAATCCGCATTAATAACAACTCTTCCTGTTGTTACATCAACCAAGAAAGTTGTATTTCCGTCTTTGTCAATTGCTTTAATAGTTCCTGTATTAATCCAGTCAGCATTAACGCCTGTGGCAGTAAGGATTCTGGCAATTACATCACCATCAACCGTCATACCGCCATTCCAATGTTGTCCACCATCTGTAGATACTGCCCATGCTTCTGCGGTCATTTTCCAAACAATATCAGAATCGGATAACTGTGGCTTGTTGTGAAGATAATAAATATTGCTTCCGTCCGGCTGTTGCTCTACGGTAGTATATACGCCAGAGGATTCCGCTAAACGATTAGACAACTCCTCTATAGCTTTTTCTCTGGCGGTACGTTCATCTCTTAAATTCTTTTTGTTTTCTGCCTGTACTTGTTGATTAAGGCTGTATTGTTTCTGCTTATTCCTAGATACACTCTTAGCACTGCATTCAAGTTGCTCAAATGTGCCTGGATTCAAAGCAACAGAAGTTAGGAAGCTCTTGTACTGTTTCCCATTTCTGTCGGAAATCTCAATGGTGTCACCAGCTTCCCATGCAATATTTGTTAAAGCACCAGTAGAAAACGGTCTGAATTTCATTCCAACACATCTGTCTGAAATAATCTTGCAGATTGCTTCTCCTGTTCCCTCTTGAATTAGCTTATTATCACTTATTTCGATAACGTATCCAGATTTCCCAGACTGATATGTTTTCGCTTCATTTTTAGAAGAATTTTCAACGTATTCTGTAACTTTTATACCTGTTATTTCAAGATCATACAGCCACGGAGTAAATCCGTTTGTTTGAATTGCTGTAATCCCAGTCTGCATGATAGTAATGATTTGTTCACCAGTGGTATCTAATATGTCGTTACCTTCTACATCTTTCCATGGAGTTTCCACCAAATCATAAAAATTATCCGGGACTTCACGTTCGTACCATCCAAAGCATAAGCGACCATATTCGTCACATTTCGCCCACTGGCAGCCCATCTGCGCTACCCATGCAATTACCTGTCGGAAAGTAATGCTGCTATCATCTGGTCGATTCTGGATTACAAAATCATCGTTATCAAAGCTTGTTGATTGCAGTGTTACTCCGCACACCTCGCAAGCATCCTGGATGATCTGTAATCTAGTTGCCGGATAAGTTAGCTTACTTTCTGAATAATCACGATCAAATAATCGCATGGAATCTTCACAAGTTAGGCTGATAATAGCTGTGTTCTGGTATGGGGCATCTGTTACTGTCATAGTACAGATACGGATTTTTTCAATACCAGTAGATAATTCAAGCCCGATATAGCAAACAACTCTTGCTCCGTCCCAGATGTAATCTGTGTACTTGCCAGAAAAGTTGTTGATCTGCAAAGTCAGTTTATTTACGATAGCTGCACCAATATCAAAAGAACCGCTTTGCGATACTGCATCCTCAAATTTGAATCCATTAGACCACAAGTCCTCATCGGTAATGGATAATGTGCTTCCATCCGTGAAGGTAAAATCTGCATATTTCAGATAGTTACGATTCCCACTATTCTGTTGTTCTTTAAATTCCGTTGATAAATTTCGCATATCTTACCTCTCGATAAAATCAAAACTAAGTCCTTCCATGCGCTCATTGCCTATCCACCAACACTTAAAAGGGGACTCCCTGTCACCAACATAAAATGTTCTGGTTTCGTGCTTATTTGCAGATAGCAAGTCTGGATATGTGACCTGTATATACTCTGGATTTACTGCCTGTATAATTTTGCAAGCAGTGTCCCAGTCTGGGCCATTCCAACCTACAGACAGCTTTCGTTTCTGTCCAACTCTGTTTTTATGCATGGTTGTATCGTCAGTTCTGCCAGATTCTGATGCTGATATATCCTGTAATCCCCATGTAAAAGAAGAAGGACAGGGCATTGCTACCCCATCCACTTTTAAAAATGCTTCTGCCATATGCTAACCCTCATGTATTTTTACACACGAAAAAAGCGCCTACCCCGAAAGGTAAACGCTCTAAATTTGCTTATTATGATTGTATATTATAGCATACGGTGAAAGTATCATTCAGTATACTTTAGTATCATTTCACTGTTTTTAAAACTTCCTCTAAGTACAGGTATTCGAGCAACTTATATGTTCTTTTGAGATCATAATAATCATCTACTTTTTCCAAAAGTTTCTTGATTTCTTCTTTATAGTCAATCATTCCACAATTCCTCCCAACACTCTAATCAACTTCTGTTTGCGGTTATACTTCAAAATCTCGGAAATCTGCCCCATCATATCATCCATTGTCATGTTGCTCTTCATGCTGTTGCAGCGCTTACACGCAAGTTGCAGATTCTTAATATCATTGGTGCCGCCCCGGGACAGCGGTGTAATGTGGTCGATTGTCATTTTCTTGAATTTGACAGGTTTACCGCATATTGCACATTTTCCGTTGCATTTGGCGTACACACTCTTTTTCTGAAAGTCATTGAACTGGATTCTGTTTGCCATACAATCACGCTTCCCCGATTAACTGTTTGGTAAAGAGATACATTCCCTTTAATTTTGACAGGTCTTTCAAATTGATAAGATTTTCAATGATTCTCTGGCGGTACATATACTCGTCCAGAAGCACTAAGCACTCGTTGTTATCTGCGTTCAGTTCGTCAATTGTTTTCTGTAATTCAGCATTTGTCATTTTATTTTCCTCCTGTGTATCCCTGTAAAAATCTAATTATGCGATTTCTACTCTGTATGCAATCATCATTTCTTTAATCACACTAACGTAAATCTCTTTCAGCCGCTTATTCTGCATAATCACGGACAGTTTATTAATCTGGTTAGTCTGTGCCTTGGTGCATCCTCTTTCTTCGGCTCTGGAAATTGCATTTCTAAGTTGCTGATCCAACCGGCAACCAGCTCTGTCTGATAATCTGCGGTAGCTTTCGTTTCTGGCGGCGGCATATTTATTCCCGAATGAGTAAGAGAAATCGTCACTCTCGGCAATCTTTGAAATACATCTGTTTACCCATTTCTCTGTTCCAACATCGGAATCCGTCCCCTTGAAAGTGTCAATGATGGTTTTCATGTTCTTCTCTTGTTGGTCGGCACGTTCCGCAAGTTTTTTCTGTTCCAGTTCGGTCTTAGCTACTTGTTGGAAAATCTGATTGAACATTTGCAGTTCGGGGGACAATTTAGAATAATCAATTACTTGTTGCTTTACCTTTTCTTCAAGTCTAGTAAAATATTCTCTAGCTTCTTCTGCTTTTTCGCTATTACCTTTTACCGATAACTTCTTTGCAAAATGAGCAGTAATTTTGTAGTCCTTAGTAGCCTGCCCTCCCCATTCGTCATTAATGACGAATGCCCAATAATCAACGTTTTCCTCTGCAAATTCATTTCCTGTAATGTTGCTCTTGCACCATCTTGAATAATTGCTAGAATCCAATTCTAAAAAGGCATATAACTTTCTGGCAGTAGTCATACCCTCTTCATCAATGCCAAGTGCGATTTCGATAGGTGTCTGGCTCGCTGTGTTAATTGTGATTTCGTTCATATATAAAAATCCTCCTGTGAAATTTCAATTTTTTATTTGCAAACAGGAGGTATACAGTGTTATAATTTGTATAGCCTCCTATTTGGTGGCAGAAGCATTTAAGAGATTCTTAACTTTGGTCGGTCGGGAATCTCTTATTTTTTATCACTCTGGAACATTTTATCATACTGCATTTCAATCCCAATTCTCACAATTTCAGACCTTGTAGTAGCCTTTTCAAGTGCAACAGCATCCAGTTTTTGAAGAGTTTTCTTGTCTAATCTTGTCCTTAACATATAGTCTTTTGGATTGTCAGTTAATTTTGTTCCGATTTTCATAGCAGCCATTTATATCACCTCTCTTTCTTTGTTGCTACAATCCTATTATAGTGTGTAGCAACAATCCTGTCAACCATTATTTTAACTTTTTTCAAATAAAAAAAGGCTAGAGATTTCTCCCTAGCCTAATTGTTTTATCAATCCTCTCCATCATACTCTACAATTTTCATTCCCTTTATCGGAATTGTAAATGTAGTGGTTGGCGCTCCCCAATAAAAATTTTGACTAATCTTAATAGTTACTGGGCTTTTGATATCGTTTAATCCAATACGATATATTATATTTTTTGTGCTTTTTTCTGGAACATCACTTCTTGGACTATTATCTGAATCATCCCAAGAATCGTTCAAATAAATTGCTTGTCCATCTTGATATGCCTTAACTTCAAATTCACCGTTCGGTTGAAAATAAACAGTTGCTTTGTTGGTTACTTCAAATTTTGGTTCAAAATAATATGTTCCATAGTAGTCAAAAATCTCACCAGAAAGATATTTCACCTTGCAACGATCAGTCTCATATACCGTAGATGTTGGATTTGTGGTAGCCTTTTTGTTCTTAACCACAACTTTGACTTTTTTACTGACCCTTCCAGATTTTACAGTGATATAGGCTGTTCCATTTTTCTTCGCAATAATTTTCCCTTTGTTGCTTACTGTTGCCACTTTCTTGTTGGAAGAAGAAAATTTAATAGTGTCTTTTGAGTTAAAAGGTGTCTTGGTTGCCTTAATTGTAAACGTTCCACCCTTTGTAAGATTGACTGTTGTTTTATTCACAGACAGTTTCTTTGTTTTGACAGCCTTACTCTGTACAGTTAAGTTAATATCCACAGTAACGCCGCTTTCTAAAGTTGCCGTAATGACAGTTTTTCCAGTTTTCTTTAATGCTTTTATTGTGAAACTTCCGTCCCTATTTACAGCAGTAACTTTTGCAAGTTTTTTATTCTTTGGCACAACGGATTTTAAATAATCACCGTTCACCATGCCCGTAATTTTCACAACTTTGGTTGATTTGCCTTTTTGTAGAATTACATTTTTGTAATTTGCTTTTCCGGTCGGGCGAACAGCGTCACCATACCTCATTTCCTTTACTCCGCACTTAGAACATCTTCTAACAATTTCAGATGAACTATAATATGTGGCTGCTTTCTCTTCTTTCCATTCGGACCAATTATGACCTGTTGGTTCTGCAAGAACTTTTCCGCACCTTGTACAATATTGTGATTCAGTACATGTTGCAGGTTTACCAGGGCTGTGACCTAATGCATTTTTAATCACTGCACCACATTCTACGCAAATTTGGTCATCAACACATGTTGCCTTTGGGCCTGGTGTATGTGGTGTCTTGCTTGACAATACTGCACCACAAACCGTACAGGTCTGTTCTTTTGTGCAAGTGGCTTCTGCGCCAGGTACATGTCCTTTGGCGTTTCTTAGTATAATTCCACACTTAGTACATTTCTGTGGCGTTGTACATGTCGCATATGCTCCTGGGGTGTGCCCTGTTGCTTTCTTTAGGACAGCTCCGCAAGTCGTACAAACTTGGTCTTGTGTGCAAGTAGGCTCTGCGCCAGGTGTATGAACGTGAACCGCTGGTGGTTCAATATTATTTATTTGCGCATCAACTTTTAAATTTCCATTAATTTTTCCGTTATTCCAGAAATTTCCGTAAGAAAATCCTGTTGTAACACCATTCTCTGTTTTTGTTGCAGAGTTTAAAAGTATTCCTCCGTAGTAATAATTTAAGCAAAACAGAGTTCCGCTAACATTAATAGTTCCATGGTTGTAGAAATCTCCAAAAACATATATGTTGCCATTTACGGTAAGGGTTCCATAAAACGTATAAGAACCACCATTTACAACGTACAGGTTTCCATCAACTGTTCTTCCGCTAAATTCCTGTAGGCTTCCATTCCCGACTACAAAATCGCCATATTGAGTATAGCCAGTATTGTAATATTTTTCTGCCGATACTGGAACTGCCATACAGACAATCAATAGCATGACTGCCAAAACTGATAGTAACTTTTTTACTTTCTTCATACATACGTACCTCCCAATATTTGATACCCATATTGTACCACTTTGGGACGCATTCCGAAAGCACTATTTCGCTTTTCTATCAATTTCCGCAGTTACGGCAATCAAAAGAGCTTCGGCAAATTTCGCACCAACCGAATCAGTGTATTTATCGTGAATCTGCTTTGCTTCCATGGTGAGATTTTCCCACTGTGGAATATCGTCTTTTGAGATAAAAGCATACTTCTTGTGGAGATTCCATATATCTTGCCAGATGGAAAAGTAAGTCTGTTTAAAGTCCATCAGCGTAAAGAACCCCATGATATTTCTCGAACCTATGCTCTTGCTTTATTTCTGGGTATTTGTTCCAATCTACCTTGCTATAAAACATCTTTGTTGGCCTGGCAAATAGTTCCTTACCGCCATACAAAGCTCTGTATACTACCAAATCTTCCCCTGTTTCTGTATGTCTGGCATATCCGATAAACTTATACAAATACTCGTTGTTGCGTGGCTCCTTGATGGTTTCTCTCTTAAAGTGCTGTACAATGTCTCCTGGCTCAAATAATGGTCTGTTCATTATGTTTTCATATCTCCTTTTCGTTAATACCACTTCTCTTTCAGCTGATTAATCGGTGTTCCGGCAACTCCGGCACTTTCTCCGCTGTCTGTTGTCTTGAAGTATGCACCCGGAATTTGAGGATACATAAACTCAAACATCAAATAATTAGCTGCATCGCAAAGATATTCTGTGTTTCCTGTCTCACGATACTTTTTGATGCACATATCGTGGGATTCCAAGGCGTTTACCAACTTCTCCCCGAAGTTATCCTTTGCTGTACCATATTTGTAAAAACTTACCTCAACCCTATTCTGGCGTAATTCATCGAAACGGTCTGAATATTCTGTCGGAAGTTCTGTTCCTATTTGACTCATATGTTTTAATTCTCCACAATTAATTAATTTCTTTGTTCAAATTTCAATTTTCTTGGCTTATTCCTATATTTTATCTGGTGAGAGATTTTGAAACGGATTTGATTATTTTATCTCAGTAATTCTTTATCAATAATCTGGAAATTTGCCCTGTGGATATAAAGAGCTTTTCCGTCAATCATTAACTTTGTCATTTTAGGTAGATCGTCCGGGATTTTCCAGAACACCTCGTCACCAGAATATGCGGCTATTGGTTGTCCAAGTTGGGATTTTATTACTACAACCCTAGATTTCCCGAAGTAATTTTTATAACAATTCAAAATCCCGGCTATGTATGTGTTCTCTGAAATCTTTCCGGTTGAATGGCTAATTATATCCTCCTGGGTAAAATCAACCTCTGGCTTCAATCCTTTTTGCTCAAAAATACAAGTATCACCACAACTTTCAATTTCTTTACCGTCAATCAGAATTGTAATGACGGAAGATACGTCATAGATGGTTGTTTCATTTCCCTCGCTATCGTAGCCCTTGGATTTGGTTTTATTCCCGGCAATGTTGATCTTGTCCCCTGTGGTGGTCATAACCTTTTGACCATAGTTATCGTAGGTGTAGATTGTATAACTATTACCGGAAAGATTTCCTTTCACGTCATTCATGTAATCGTCATTCGCTGCACAGCCTGTTAGCCCTGTGATAATGCAAATAAAGGTAATTATCGCCAGTAGTGTTTTGATTCTTTTCATGGTTTTTGTCCTCCCTCATATGTCTCATAATCAATCGTTCCAAGATCACCGTACACATCTGGATAATAAATTCCAATCCAAAAGTTCTCTTCCATTGCTTTGTAGTAAGTTACTTTTACATTCCATCTCTGTACCTCGTCAATAATTTCTTTGTTTAGAAGTCCGAATTGATCTCGGCAAGCTTCACTTTCCAGTTTGTAAGTCAATGCTTTGTATTTCTCGGCATTTGCCTGTCTGGTGGCGGTAACATTGGTTTTGGTGAGAAATAAAATCAATCCGGCTACCAGGAACCATACTACACTGATGAAAGAAATTACCACGCCAAAAGACAATATAAATCCACTCACACTTGAATACTCATATTCGTAGCTTAAAGATTCGCCTATTCTATTTCCAATCAGAATAACAACGCCGACTGCAAAAATGATTATTGATAGCCAAAATATCATAGTGTGTCCTCCCTGTCCCATTCTGCGTCAGATTTATCTGACATAATAATATCGTTAGATATTATTCAAAATATAATTCTTTCTCTTTTTCTTAATCTAAATCTATATCTAAATCTATATCTAAATCTAAACCTTTATCTAAACCTTTATCTAAACCTTAATCTGAGTGCGTCTACTATGCGTCTTTTGTGCGTCTAAAAAAATAAGAACTCTAAATTCGTCATTTTTATATTATATTTCACCAAAATTCAACTTGTAAAAATACATATTTTATCTGTTATGCTGATTTTTACGGATTTTTGTGTCGAAATAAAATTCTTATTTATTTCTTATTTAACGCTTATTTTTTCTTATTTGATGCAAAATAAAAAATTATTTTACCTTAAATTAAAACTTGTTTTTCCTTATTTGCTCCCTATTTAATGCTTATTTACTATCATTAATAGTAAAATAAGGTCTTATTTGAGCAATTTAATTTTCAGATAAAGCCTTATTTTACCGAAATTAATTATTCAAACAAGCTAAATACGTCTTTGCAAAATTCCTCATAGTCGATATTCCCGACCAGTGGCATTTTATTTCTCAGCTTTTCCATTGCTTTAAAAAACTTGACTTGATCTTTGTTCCAGATTTTACAGAAAACAAGAAGATACTTCTCTTCCTTATGTCCATATTCTTTTCCAAAATTTACCCGAATTTTCTCATTCTTAAAAAGTTGGTCTGCCAGATACTCTTCTGTATCTGCGAAAATGTATTCGCTACGGAATAAATGCTTTTGGATTAAGATGTAATTTTTATATGACATGATATTCCTCCCTGTGAAAAGGTTCGATTTAAAATCGAACCTTTCCAGACCTCATTTTAAATGCGGGCTGTCTAAAAATTCAAAATTATGCCGCAATTTTATTAATTCCTTTATTCAGAATAAATTCTTTTATTTCGTTATATCCCCAGCCATATCCGACTAATGCGCTCACAAGCATTTCTGCATTCTGGATTTTCACCAAATCTTCTTCTGAAAAATAATCTCTCATACTTTCTTTTTTTGTGATTCCGAATTCCTCTCTTAGTTGCTTGGTGTTTTTACCAAATATGGACTTGTAAATAACGTCCGTATATGTAGAATAGGCATGTCCGTGCATTCTTTCATTTTCAGAAGATTGCTGGATTGCCTTTGTCAATGCCTGTCTTACTGCTATTCCTTTAGCTCGTTCAAGTTCTGCTGCACGCTGCTTTTTAAAAGCAATTTTTAAGGATTGTTCGCAACCAATAAAATAGTTTCTTGCTTGTTCTCCTCTTTCAGATTTTGATAGCATTGAAAGTTTTTTGGCGAAATGGGCAGTTATCTTATAATCAACAGTTTTATTACCCTCGACATAAATGTCGAACCCCCAATAGTCTTCATTTTCTACCGCAAATGAATTGTCGATAATATTTGTTTTCGCCCATCTTGAAAATTGTCCCTGTGCAAGTCCTAAAAATGAATATAGTTTTCTTGCAGTAGTCATGCCTTCTTCGTCAATCCCAAGTGCAATCTCAATAGGTGTCTGTTCACTTGTTATCAAAACTTCATTTTCCATTCTCCATTCCTCCTTATATTAATGGATAAAATAAAAAGAGCCGCCAAGTAAGATAAAAATTCCTCACGATTGAGAAATATTAGTTTCTTCTTAGCGGCTCAAAAATTCAAGACCGTGTGTACTTCTTCATTGAGAAAATTATACCACACAATCAGTCAAAAATCAATATGCCGGGGACGGTTTGAAACGGCTATCGGTGTCATTCTGGGCTTTTGTTACGGCTTTCGCAATCTCGCTTCCGTCCAGGATAATGCTGTTCATAATGTACTGCGGATTCTTGTTTCCGCTGTTCATACTCATTGCCATTGCGACTCCCTGGGCTACTGCTTTTGTCATTTCCTCTTTTGTAAGTCCCATGCTTCCGTCCGAACTGGAAACAATGCTGTCTGCGATCTTCTTCATGGTTCGTGGATTTTCCAGTGGAAGAACGGCTTCGGAACCGGCTTCACCGATACCAATTACCTGTGCACCATTGAAAAGGCCACCTTTGGCGTACCAATTAGGCTTATAAACTGGTGTAGAACTGGTTCTTCCACCGCCAAGATCATGTTTTCTCCACTCTGAAATATAATAAGTCAGAGTTGGTAAATGTACTTGTTTCATGCCATCAGCGAATGATTGAGCAGTTTCCCGACCAATTGATGTAAGATTAACATTAAATAGTCTTTTAATTTTATCCGAAATCCCAGACAAATTGGTTTCTGTATAAGATTTCATTTTCCCAGTTTCCGTGTCAACTTTACCAGAAGCCTTTTCCCAAATCTGGTTTGTATTGATTAGAACAGAAGACCAATAACTTTGAATGGTTGTCATAACCTTACCCATTACATCTTTTGTATCGGTGTCCATGGTTCCGAGAGCTGTCGATACAGCACTTGCGGAATTTTCCCAGTTTGTTTTGGAGTTGGTTTCAACATCATCATTCGTGTTCTTTATCTTTGACCAAATGGAAGGCATTGTGCTTTCTGTGCTTTTTTTCATTCCAGCCATTGCCGTGCTTACAGCTGCACTGGCTATTCCAAAACCAGTCTTAGAGTTTGAAGAAATGGATTTCGTAGCTGTTTCCACTGATTTGCTCATTGTTGATGAAGATTTTGGAACATCTTCTGAAAAAGCTTTAATAACTTTTCCTGTGTCAATTCCCATCTCTGCCATTTTATCCATCAAGGCTTGGAATGCGGCTCTGGCTGTTGCACCAGATGATTCTTGTTGCTGAAGGACAGCACTTAATTCATCAAACTGCGTTGGAGTGATTACCGCTTGATTTGAAAGTCTTTCTAATGCAGATTTTGCATTATCAAATTCTGTCCCCATAGTACCGATATATTCATTAATATTACTTACATGAGAATTTGTAGAAGTATCGGATTCTTCCATTGCCTGTTTTAATGCTAGTTTAAATGTATCGGAAGAAATTCCAAGATTTTCAAGTGATGTTTCTACGGTTTGGAGCTGTCCATCAAAATCAAATGCATTGTCTTTCACATTTTTTAAATCACCGCCAAGACCGATAAATTTATCCCCGGAAATTCCAGTTTGGTCTTCAAGGATTTTTAATGCTTTTCTAACAACTTCAAAATCGTTAAATGCGTCAGCTGTGGAGTCTTTAAAGTCCATAGCTTTTTTTACCTGTCCAAGGCCTTCCATGACAAATGCAGTTGCGCCCAAATTTGTTGCGTATCCCCAAAATCCTTGAAACTGTCCACCGGCTGTTTGTGCGACATCACCGAGATTTTTTATCTTTTCTGCAAGAGTAGTGAACCCACCATTTCCTGCCGATTCTGCCGCATCCCCTAAATCTTTTATTGCTTCTTTTGCTCCACTCGTGCCATCTCCAAGGACATCTGCTAATTTTTCAGCAATGAGATCAGCATTTTCTTTGGCAATAATTTTTCCGCCAATGTGATCAATAAGGTTCCATGCAAGTTCTCCAATTCCGCTTACTTTAAGAACATTTACGACAAGAAAGGCTTTTCCAAGAATATCAACAAGACTTCCAACAAGCGGATGGTCTTCTTTTATTCCATCCACCAATCCGTTAAAGGCACTTGATAAACCACCAAGAATCAAATCAGCCGCAGTACTAAGTATTTCGCCCCAAGGCAACTCTCCTAAGAATGTTCCAACGCCTTGTCCAAACTCATAGAAAGTGTCTTTTGTAAGCGTATTTTTCAACGCCGTACACAGGTGAGATATGAAATCTCCAAGTGCTTGTCCATTTTCTTTCCAGTTTGTTTTTTTCAAGAAAGTAGAAATTCCCTCTGTGATATTATTAGTAAGTTCATCCCAGTTTACAGTTTTGGTAAACGCAGCCAAGCTTCTAAACGCTCCATTTAAAATTCCAGATAAAGAATCTGCAATATCCTTCATGGAAATTTTGGACACAGCGCCATTTAAAGCTTTTCCAAGTGAACTACCAAGCTTATCCCAACCAGTTACACCAGCGCCGTCCTCTTCTGACATACGTTTTACAAATCCAGATAGCATTTTCCAGGAAATCATAAACTTATTTCCAAGCAATTCACCCAGATTAGTCCAGTTGATTTCATCCAGTGCGCCGATTAACCCATCACCAATATTTCTGCCGATTAATCCAAAATCAATACCGCCATCACCAATAAGCTGATTAAGAGTATTTACAGCTGTGTTGATTCCCGTCCCGATAGTTCTTCCAAGCAAGTCAAAATCAAGTCTGGTATTTAATGAATTGAATGCTCTTGTAAATGCGTCTGTAAACTCAGTTATTTTCGGGGCAACATTTTTCCAGTTAATAACCTCATACACCTTGGTCATTCCGAGATTAAGCATATCGGCAATAGTAGTTCCTACACCCTCCCAGTCTTTCGCCAGGAATGCTTTTCTAATTTTGGAAGCCCATTTATTAATTGGTGTTTCATCAACAGTCAAAACTTCATCCAGTGAATCTTGTATTCCAGCAAAACTATCTGCCAAATCTCCAAGCCCAGAACCAAGACTTTTAGATGCAGTTCCAGAATTATCGGAATTATCAGCAAGCTGATTTAATTGGTCGAATGGTAATACAGAAAGTGCCTTTTTCAGCTTCTTTGCAGATGATGTAGCGTCATCCAATCCAGAAGAAGCATCATCCACAGCCGTTTCAATTCCACCCAGATCAGATACAACATCACTAACACCAGTCTGTGAACCTTTAAGCTTCTTTCCCATCAAAACATACATAAAGTTGCGGAATACATTTGCAGCCTGCATAAGCTTTGACATAAGCGCATTGAGAGCTTGAATAGCAGGAAGAATGCCAGCAATCAAACCTTGCCCGATCACTGCGGAAAGTGACTGGAAGTTCAAGGTAAGTAAACGAACCTGGTTCGCCCAGGTGCCGCTTGTCCTGGCGAAATCCCCTTGCACATCTCCTGTAACTGACATTAAATAGTTGTATCGAAGAGCAACTTTTTCAGCTTGGGACATTGCATTATAAGATGTTGTAATTCCCCTTGAAAGAGCATAAGCCTCCATATTTGCAACGGATAAATTAATACCCAATTGTCTTAAAGGCTCAATTTCCCCGGAAATTCCAGAGCGTATTTTCTGAAAAGCAGTATCTGTATCAATGTTGTAAAATGATGCAATATCCCCGGCTAATCCAGCAAGAGAAATTGACATTTTAGAAGCTGCATCTTGCGCAACACCAGATGATTTCATCATTGCCATCATGGTCCCAGAATATTGCTTTGCCGCCAATTCTGATAATCCAAATTGTTCTTTTGCTGTGGATGCAAATTGATAAGCTTTATCAGACATGCTTCCAAATGCAACATCTACAACGTTTTCGACCTCTGTAATTTGAGATCCTAAATTAACCGCACTTCTTCCAAAGTCAATGATTCCCTGGATTGCCTTAAATCCAACAGCAGTTTTAAAAAGTGCGCCCAGATTAAATGAAGCAGTTTTCAACCCAGAGCTACCGTTTCCAAGGCGTTGAAACCATCCAATAATAGTTTTTATACCACTGCCAATCTTTGAAGCAGTTTTGATTACAAGGTTCCCAAGACTTAATGTGCCAGATGATAACTTAGAAAATGCACTGGATATGGAATTGGTTGCAGTATTTACCTTACCGCCAGCACTTGCCAGCTGTGCTAACGCTTCTGTCATGCGGATAGTGTTCTCGCTGATTTTTGGAGCGTTTTCCATCACTTTGAAAAATTTCTTTGTTTCTTGTGCTAAAGTCTGTAACTGTCCTGCTGTCTGACTTGTTTTGTTTCCGGCACTTGCTAATCTTCCGATTGACTGTACAAATAAGTTAGTTGGTTCGGAAACATCCCCCACTCTGGACAGCGTTTTTATCACAGATTTTAATTGTTTTCCAAGCCCAGGAAGTGCAACTTCTACCTGTTTTGCCTTATCACCAGCATTTACAAGTTTCTGTAAAGAAGAAACAAAACGGTTGGTGCTGGAAGATACATCTGGGAGATCAGAAAAGCTTTTCATGGAATTTGCAATTTTATCCAAAGTGGTTGTGTCAAAATTATCCGTTTTGACTTCCATTAGCCTTTTGACTGCATTAATTCCTTGGATTACTTTTGAACCACTAAAATCAACAGTATTAAGAACAGACATAGAGTGTGCCACTTTCTGTATACTGTTAATTGTTTGCTGTGCATTTGAAGAATCAACTTTTCCAAGCTTTTCAATAGCTTTTGTTACTGAATTAATATTTTTAGTATCTATTTTGGGTACAGAAATATTCTGTAAACCGCTGATAGACAATAAACCAGACGCAAAATCTTTAAGTGATTTCCCGCTTCCATCCAATTCTGAAAAATTTACACGTGATATGTTGGTAAGTTGCTTTGTAAGACCACCAAGATTAGGTAATGAAACTCTAACACCATTTAATGTTTTTATGGATGCAGATACTCTTCCTATTTCTCTGGCATAATGGTGCAATCCACCTGTATTCAGATTCTTAAATGAACTGTTTACGTTCAAAAGTTTTCTTGATAAGTTCTCAAGTGACCGAACAGCTTTTGCCGTACTACTTCTAACCTGTAAATCAAGGGTATCAATGGTGTTATCCGCCATTTTCAATTTCCCTCCTTTTTGCATAAAAAAATAAAGGGCAGACAAGACTAATCATCCTGCCTGCCCTCTTCGTTACCTATCTCGTCAAGTTTCGCATTTGCTTGTTTTACAAGAAGCTCAAAGTATCTTTCTTCTTGCTTTAATTCCTCTTCTGTTTTTTCATCATAAATCTTTTCTGGAAGCAATTCTTTTTTATCATCACTTCCAAATGGCTTTTTGGGGTATGAAACCTTGGAAGAAAGTGCACTTGCTATAGCAATTTGAACATACGCACCAGAAACCCAGGATTGATAATCAATCAATTTGCTCTTCTGATTAATTTCATCTTCTTTTTGGTTTCTCCAAGCTTTTAATCGAAGTTGAAACTCTTTTATGGTGCAATGCAAAAAATCACGTTTACTCATGCCAATTCTTACAGCTTCTGGATAAAGTTCACCCCAAATTACTTCTCGGTAGCTTTTTTCTGCGGATTTACTGATTTCTTCTTTGTTTTGGAACTCTTGAACACTTCGTCCAGAAATGCACCGATTCCGGTCAGATTGAAAAAATCATCTTCCTCCATCTGTTCAATGCAAAGTTCAAGAACTCCGTAGAAATTTCCAGTTTCATCACCAGAATGTTCGCGAAGATAACTTGCAAGAAGTCTTTTAGCTGCCGCAATGTTCGGAACTTTCCCATCTCCATCTGGATGATCTCCGTGATGTTCCATGAGTCCGGCATAAAATACTGTAAGTGTAGTCTGTGGAATATTGGAAACTCCGGCTATAATTTTAGAAATATCTTTTTCATCAGATGCCAGTGCGAGTGAAGAAAATAATTCAGCTGTTCCCTTAACACAATCAGCATATAGAGATGCCTCAATTGTGTATTCTAGTTTATAGTCATTTCCACCAATAGTTAATGTTTTATACATGGCCTATCCTCCCAATAATAATTACTCTTCCTCTGTTGGCTTGATCGCGGTATCAGCACCAACATACTCATTGATAGTCAGAGACATGGAAACTGTAAGAAGTCCGTTCTGGTCTCTGGCTGGTTTTGGAATCTTTGTTGGTGGCTCAATTTTGGTAAAAAATGCCTTTTGAAGAGAAGGGAAATACTCTTCATACCACATTGATAAGCCAGATGCCTTTCCAGTTTTGTATGCAGCAATAAGTTTTTCCCACTCATCAATTGTTTCGTCTGTAACGTTTACTGTTACATTGAATGTTCCACCTGTAGAACCACGTCCAGCAATTGTTCTTTCAATTTCGTCTTCCAGTGCAGACGCATCAATCGTCTCTACATCAATGGTAATTTCGTCAGAAGCGTTGATTCTGTGAAGCATTATAAATTTTGTAGGCTTAGTACCAGCCACTGTTTCAACGGCATATCCAGTAAGAGAACCAACTGTAGATACACCAGCAATATTGCCTTTTTCTGCCATTGCTATATCTCCTTTTCTTTCTATCAAACTATAAACTGGCTCTATGACTCTCTTGCACGTAACCCTGTGCCGGGAGATAGCGGATCACCGCCTTTCTACTCTTCTTTTCCAGACTGCTTAATAAGCTGATTTACATAAGTGCTTAATCCAGCAACGATAATTCCTTGTGTAATTGCAGTAAACAGCGCCATTGCAGCTTCCTGTGAACCGGAAACCGTAGATGTTGCAAAAACGTAAAGACCGCAAATTAACATGCCGAGAATTCCTAAAATCATCGGAATAAATTTGTCAGAAATATTTTCTGATTTTTTAATCATTACCCCGATAAAATAAAGAACTACAACGACAATAAGTAATTCTGGCTTTACATAACTTAAAATCTGATCCATAATCTCACCTCGCTTTCGTTTTAAGCATAAAAAAAGAACGTCTATGCGTTCATTGGTTTAAAGTAATTTTCCTGTATATATTCGGCTGTATCGGCTAACAAGCTTTTTGATTCCACTGTCACCAAAAAACATAGGTTCCGGGCCATATGTACGACGGAATCCCATGTTCACCATAGCTTTGTGACTTATCTTGTCCAATTCATACAATCTGGTTAATGCTTTACTCCCAGATGTGAAGCAATTTACTTGAAACGATGGCATTGTTGCGCATTCATCCCCTTCAAGGTCACCTCTCGTAATTGGATTTCCGAGCATATAAAGCTGTGCATATGCTTTTTTGCCAGAAGCATTTGTCTCGCTCCCATCCATGGAGTAATTGTCTGCGCCAGTAATCTTAGAAACAGCCGCTCCCCACCTTGAAAAAACTTCTAATACAGGGGATTCTATTGTGTCTGGCATATCTGTCACCTCACAATAAAAAATGCGCCCACCTTTATAGTGAACGCATTGCATTTTATGCTACAATTTAACACTGTAATGATAACATAATTGGTTGGTATCATTCAGTATACTATGGTATCATCTTTAAGAAGAGAACGCTTCTTTAGCAATTTTACGGATATTCTGAATGATTTCTACGCTTGCCTTATACATTGGCATTGTAGCTTCTGTACCGTAAGAACGTACCCATTCGCCGGAATCAGAAATATATACCCAGGAATCGTTTTTTCCTTTTCCTTGTCCGTAAGAACCGATTGTATAACCAAATTCTTCTCCTTTTGGATGTGGGCTAGAACCGGCTGCACCATTGTGGTAAATACCAGCGCCGAATTCAATGAATAAAATGCTTTTGCCTTCGCATATTAAATGGGCTTCTGCATAGTCCCCAAAACTGTTAATTTTGATGTAAGTATTGTGGTTCTTATCAGAATCGCCTTGTGCTGCCAAAATATTTTGGTCAATAACTGGAATCCCTAATTCACATAATCTTTTTATGAAAATTTCATTTTTGTTCCTTAAAGATTTTTGATAATTTTTTATTTCATCAATGGCTTTTTGGATTGATTTCTGCGATAAGGTACACTTTATTGTCTTACCCATCTTCGTTTCCCTTCTTAGAAATTCCGTATCTGGCAATATTGCCTTTTTGTGTGTCTAAAATCTTCTTTAGTGTGTAGTCTGGCAATACTGTAGGCTCTCCATTTTCGTCCAAAATAAGGTTTCCATCCTCGCTTATTTGTGGGATTCTGTCTATCCAAAATATATCTGCTTCCTGTGGATGGAAATTTCGATTAAAGCTTGTAATGTATCTATCATAATCTGGCACTATTCCGGCTGCAATTTCTTCTGGCGTTCCAGCTGTGGATGATACGGAAAAAGAAAATAGAACTGGTTTCTCATAAACCTTAATGCGGTCTAATCCTTGTGTTTTTTCAGTAATTCGTGACCAATATACTTTTTGCTTTTGACGGACTAATCCTCTCATGTTTCCTCTCTTTCTTAAATTTGGTTGCTTAACTAAAGCCCTCTTTAGTTAATTACATCTATTACACTTGTTTCCGTGTCTGTACCGCTGTAATATGCAATAATATTATTGCCGTTGAATTTTACAGAATTTGCATTTCCCGCATCCTGACCTACTGCACCACTTGCTATATTAGAGGGCTCGCCCCAACTTGATGGGTTTTCAAAAACAGTAGAAGCAATAGCCCTTCTTTTCTTTAGTTTTCCATCTGCTCTATTATAGTAGTAAACTGTAATATAACCATCATCGCCATAGATAAGTGTTGGTGTACTCAAATATACATCTGTAATATTTGTTTTTTTAGTTTCCCATGTTTTTCCATAATCATTAGATTGTATCTGAAACATTGCCGCACTATCTTCTGACCTTCCTAATGCGATAATTTTACCATCGCCAATGTATACACCATAAATTTCAGTAGGAGTGTCGGACTGTGTTGTTGGACTTGCGATTTCAATCTGACTCCATGTTTCTCCACCATCTTTAGTAAGCACATATCCATATGAATTTCTGTTTGCTCTATATGTGTTGTAAAAACTAATGACACCTACTGTTGGAATATGAAGTGCATCTCCAATATGACTCGGTTTTATATCAAAAACAGGAGAACTTTTTTTCGTAAACACGATACCGTCAGAAGTTTTATATAAATCAAAAGAGCAATCTGCATTTACTGGCGTTCCTTTTCTATTCCAAAAATAAATAATTCCGAGACTATCATGTCCGAGTCCTGTTATAGTGTCTCTGACGTTTTCTGTGGATATTATTTTTTTTGCTTTTGACCAAATAACACCATTTGGACTGGTTTTGGCAAATATATCGACACTAGTATTGTCTGTATGATTTTTACCAACCGAATAAACACAAACTAATTTATCTTTTACTACGCCAATAAAAGGAAAAGCATTATAGCCATCATCTGTTGATACATAGAATCCTTTATTTTTTACATTATCAATGCCAACTGCAATTATGAGATTGTTGGACTGAACTACAAGATCGTCTATTTCTGCCTTTACTTCGTTTGTTTTTATTTCTGTGTTTTCTTCAAGGTTATTTGTTTTTGATTCTAATATTTCTATTTTTTCTCTTGCAATGATATCGTTAGCCGTAAACGGATTTACATAATTTGTTTTATTGCCTTTTTCAATTTGGATTTCAGATAATACCCATGTATTATTTCCACCAGATGAATGTCTAATACGCATATATGATATAGATTTCTGAGGATTAGTACCAAGAACATAACTTGTTTCAGTCAAAGTATTGTTAAGAAGTTCCAGTACACTTTTCGTTCCATCAGTATAATAAAATTCAAATTGAATACCAATACCATCTGTTGAATCTGAACCATTTGTTAATGCTTTTAAACTTATTGTGTATTTTGTATTAGGCTCAAAGGAAATGGGATAATTGTTTTCTTTGTATGCCTTGCCTAAATTCCCAGCTGTTCCAGTATAAGAATTTCCATTTCTTGTCCACCCAGTTGCATTTAATAATTCTCTTGAGTTAAAAATATTTTTTGTCCCGATTTCTAATTCACATATATCTTCCTTTAGCGAACCAATAGCTTCTCCCGTTGCTTTTGCTTCTGCAAGCCCACCTTCTATAGTCAATGTAGTGTCTGGCTGTGATACACTCTGGATGTCCTTAATAGCTTGTTCTTTTGCGAAATTTACATTTTGAATAGCTTCCGCAGATGTGTTTTTAGTAAGCTCCAAAAGCTGATTTATAACATCTTTTTCTTCCTGTCCTATCTGTGGTTGATCAATCTCGATACCCTCTAGCACTGGTACTTCCGCTATTGTGGTATTCCATTCAACACTAATATTTGAATCGGAATCCGTTTTAACAGCGCAAACAATAAAACGTACCGTTCCCATATACCTTGCTGCATTTCTTCCAATCAACCAAGAAAAAGTTACATTTTCGCCATCTACAGCTACATCATCACAAATGTATTGGTCTTTGATAGAAACATTAAAATCCACACTGCTTACGTTTTCAAAGTTAATTCTGACTGAAAATTTGGATAAATCAAGATTATCTCCTACAATTTTGGGACATGAAAATTTAATACGTTCTGCATTCTTGTCAGATTGCACCCCACCAACTACGATTGTAGAGGGCACGAAAATAATCCTTGTCTTAGCGTCAATTGTGCATATATCGGATTTTTCAGAAAGCAAATTAACATCTTCTTTTGCGCTCATAAGTAAATCAAGTGCTGTTGCCATGTTCTACCCCCTCTGTGATACTTTGGTTTTACCAGTAGTTATAATGTATTTTCCGTTATCTTTCACTCCGGTAACAGATACAGAAAAATAATCCCAAGTAAGGGCTTCTGGCGGAATTTCACATTGATTGTTTTTCAGTATTACTGGGTATTCTCTTTCCATTTTCCAAAATGAAGCAGCTGTTTTACATCCGTTCCACTCTGGTGAAAAGATAAACAATGCTTTAAGATATCCAGTCGTGCCCTTTACCAGTCCAGAGAAATCACACTTTGGATCTGGATAAATTCTTTGATTATTTACAATAAATCTTAATACTCTCATGCAATCATCCTTTCTGCTCCAACAGGTGCTACATATGTGAATTGGTTTCCCAAAATATCTCTGGCTGTTCCAATCACGAAATGGCCGTAGTCTGCCAGAATATTGCATACAAATTCCTCTGCATCAACCCAATATCGTTTTTTAATCATACGGTGAAGCTCTGGCAGTAAACCATAGCTGAACATTACACAATGTCCTAACTCATGGATAAATACACGGTTCAGAAGTTCTCCATGTAGGTTGTTTGCAATCGAAATTGTCATTGTGGAGTAATCAGATACAGCAAGTGTCCTCTTCCCTGTGCGGTCAATCAAAACATTATCATTGGGAGAAACAAAGTGCACTCTCCATAAGTCCCCATTCATATAGAATTGTTTCAGCATGGTTTCTTACCATCCTTTCTACGAAAAAAGCCCCTGCCGCATTAATTTGCGACAAGGACTTAATTCATTTATTACTCTAGTTCATCTGCTGTACAAGTCTGGTCAGGTCAGTTTTCATTGACTGTCTGAGCGTTGCATCTGCATCAGACCACATTTCCGTGAGATTACGGATAATATCAGATGTGTACTCCTTCATGGAATCATCCATTTTTCTTTTGGATTCCGTGTCTTTGGAATCATGATAATGCCTACGATTCTCATCGTATCTATCATAGGATTCGCCATATCTGGACTTCTTCCAATTCATATTCATACCATCATTTTCCATATCACTACGATCTGGATGATATCCCATGCGGTACATATTACGTTCAAACTCTGGATTGTTTAAATACTCGTCCATCCAGTCATCGTCTTCCATGTACAGATATGGTCTATAACCTTTTCTAGTTCCCCTACCTTTTGGAGCGAAACGCCCATTTGAATAGCGGTAACGGTCATATCCCATGCGTCCAAGATACTTTTCTTCCTGTTCGCATTCATCCATAGCTTCTACGATTCTGTAATCTTTATCTGCACAAATCGCGCACTTTACGGATTCCATGCAGTCTTTCAGATCGTCCCAGTCTTGAGCACTGAGATTATCAAAGCCATGTGTTTTGGCTTTTTCCATAGCCCATTTTCCCATTTCCATTGCAACTTTATGCATTACAGTGCCCCCTTTCTAACAGCCTGCGTAACAGGTGCTTCTGTCGTTGGGGCTGTACCATTAATTGCTTTCAAATTGTTGCTCGGACTACAAGCCGGATTTCCTAACATCTTGAATACTCCACCAGTTGCACTTGTAGCTACTCTGGTTGCGTATTTTGTTCTTGTTCTGACACCACATGCTGTTACCTGTGCGCAGCAACGATTCTCTAGTGGATACAATGTTGTTCCTGTTCCTATCTGAATCATCACTGGGGCAGTAATTGTGGTTGCATTTGGAATAGACTGTGCTAAAACAATGCAGTATTTTTCTCCATTATTGTAGCTTCCTTCTGGAATAGTAACCACAAGATTTCCACCTGTGAATGCAACTGCAGTAGACAGCACAAGGTGATTACAGAGTTTACAAACATTTTTACAACTCATATTTCTACCTCTCAATCAAAATAAGAGGTGAGCCGCAACCCACCTCTTAGAATTTAGTCAACCTCTAAGGGTGAGTTACTTAGCAACAACCGTTACCATATGTATTACATCCTGCGTATGCATATGGAGCTGGGACCTGGAATGCAGGAATCGGAGCCGGGTTGATTGCATTGATTAATCTCTGAGCCTGTGCGTACATCTCTGTTGTAAGCAATGCGGACTGACGATCCTGAGATGCAGCACGTTTCAGATCAGAGTTCTCTGCCTGTAATGTTGCAATCTTATCGTTAGTCAGGAAGTCAAGGATTGCTCTTGTGTTGCTGTTCTGGTTTTCCAGAAGGTCTCTGGTGTTGTTGTTCATTGTGTTCTGGAGAGCACAAGTGTTGGTAGCAAGGTTGTAGTTGATACCCTGTATAGCTTCTCTTGTTTCACAGCAACAGTTTGCTAACTGAGACTGTAATGCGTTGGTATTCTGCATACCGGCTACAGTATCAGCATTGATTGCCTGCTGAACGCCGTTGAAGCCTTGAAGCATTCCGACATTCATACCATTAAAGCCACTCTGCATGGTATTGTTAAGAGAATATGTGCTGTCACAGATACCCTGCTGAATACCTCTGATACCATTTTGAATATCATTAAGGGCGAATTCCTCATTAATATCTGAACGGGTAGCCCATCCTTGGAAACCTGCACCATTTGTACCGTTTCCACCATTGCCACCCCAGCCGCCAAAGCCGCCGAAACCGCCCCAGCCAAAGATAAGCAATATTATAATCCACCATGCCCAGCCACCGCCAAAGCCATAGCCTTCATCGGCACGGTTATTAGAGCCGCTTAATACAGCGACATCGCTTGCTGATAATCCACCATTCATCATAGCGATTACCTCCTTATTGATTTTTGTAATTTATACAAAATCAAAAGACCGCGGCTCTTTTAATTATTGTAGCGAATTTATTTTATTCCAAACTGGTTCTTAACCTGCGACAGTATATCGTCTGGATTAATATTTCTTTCTTTACAAAGATTTCTTGCAAGTTTTTCAATTCCTGCATTATCACCTTTTTCCATCATGTTAATTGCATTGTCAATTACAGGATTATTTCCAGATTGCTGTTTCATCATATTGATTATGGCTTGTTGAGGATTCCCTCCACCACGTATCATCTGCATAAGTTGCATTGGATTCATCATCTCTGTTTACCTCCATTCTGCTTGGGTTCCGATGTTCCAGACATTTGTGTCGGGAACATACTCTTTATTTCGGAAATCTCAGAACAAACATCGTTCCGAAGCTGATTAAACATAGCTTCTATGTCAATCGGTTTTTCTTCTGCCTTTGGTTGCTGTTGTTCTTCCGGATTTATAAGTCGATAAACAAAAATTCTACTTCTTCCATCTGCCTGTAATTGTTTTCTATATATTTCTGTTCCATCTGTTTTTGGATAATAAACAGGATTACCGGACATATCTACATCTTTTGCCTTTACAGTATCAATGCCATCTACCATCTGTCCTTGCAACATGGGGATTTGTGGCACTTGTGGCATTGGTTGTTGAATTTGTGCCTGTCCGTATGGCATTGCCTGCTGATAACTATTCTGCAATTGTGCTAATCTATCTTGATACGGCTGTATTTGTTGAAATGGTTGCGCAAAATACGGATTACCATACTGCATATCTCAAACCTCCCTTGTTTTTATAACTATATTTTACAATAATAAGAGGTTGATTAACACGCCATGATAACGCCATAAATACGCCATTTTCTATTAATACAAAGAAAAGCCCCGACAATACATCGGGGCAACTTTCATAATTTTCTTCTTTAATTTTCTGTTTATGCGGTCTACGGTTCTTGTGCTGTAACCCATGATTTCTGAAGCTTCTGCAAGTGTTTTTTCTTCGTAAACACGCAATCGGAATAACTCTTTTTCTCTGGAATCAAATCCAGCTTCACGCAAATAGAAGATTCTTTCATCTTCTGAAAAGTCTTTATAATTATCCATTCCACCGTCCTCCCTGTTAGTGGAATCAATATTACACCGGGAAAATGCCTTTAAGAGCAAAGCCTAAAACAATACCGATTATGCCAGTTATGACATAAGCAATAATTTTGTCCTGTAATTTTCCTGGTTTTTCCATGAGTGCTTTTAAATTGTCGTTCATTTCGTCAACTGTATCTTTGATGTGTCCCAGATCGTTGTTGTATAAAGCAATTTTCTGTTCTAGCGCATTGATACGATTAAAAAAGCCTTCATCCCTTTTGGAATGCTTTTCTTTCATCTCACGGACGGCATTTTCCAATTCTTCCAAGCGGTGTTCGTTGATACACTCGTGTTCACATCCCATCGCTATTCCTTTCCATCACTCCCATTTTTTAAGATATTGCTTCTACCCACCTAATTTGAAGCACCCCTGCGATACGTGGGAGGATTGACGTATCACGCACACACCATCTTAGAATCCGATAAATGGAAAAACACCATGATTTACATAAATTTCAGTTTCGGAAGTCCAATTTCTGTTTACAGAAGATTCGGAATGTGATCCTTGAAATTCAGCTCCCTGTTTCACAAGAAAGAAAAGAGCCAAATCAAATATGCAATCATAGCAGTTTTCCATATCGGAATTTATTTTCTCATCACTGTAAGAGGAAGGATAATTCCTTTTCTTCTTAAATGAACGAATAGCCCTCTTTGCTGAAAGAGGAATCATCCTCGCAGTTTCTTCATCATCTTCAAGATAATTTGTCAAATCCTCTATAAGCTGTTCGTCCATTTAATCACCTACCTTTGCTGAGATAAAATCTCTGATATTATTCCAGCCTTATTAGTTGCTGCCAGGGCATAGCCGTTATCACTTGCAAGTTGTCTTAACTGTGATACAGTCATATTAGACAACTCGCTTTCTGTATACTTATGTGTTGATTCATCATAAGCACTTGCTACAGATGGTGACTGGCTGTTTTCATCGAGACTATGCCCGGTTATTCCCCCGCTTTGGTACCGATCACGATACCGCCGTTTGCTTTCGGTACAACCGGGATGAACATTCCAGAAGCTTTCGTCCATACTGCAACTGGATCTGGCGTAGCCCACATGGACATAGTAATAAAGGAACGGTTTTGCTGCTGAATGAACTGACGGTACTCTTTTTCCTCTGGTGTTGCGCCCCAAAGTCCAGTACCAAAAGAACCATCCTGGTTAGATTCATACAGGGTAAATACATCTTCTTTGAAATATCTACCTGTTTTAACAATGCCTTTGCTTCTGTAACGGAATTTTTCGTCACAGCGATCAATTGTAATTCCGTACTCCTGCATGAGAAGGTTCGCAAGCTCCTGTTTCGTCAGAAGACGTTTGTTTGCTGCGCCAAGAACTGCGGTCTGCATTCCGGTGTTGTTTCTCATGTTGTTAATCATTTTAAGAGAGGTAATTGCCTTATTGACAACATAGCCGCCATCTTCTGCAAGCTGAACCATTTTCTGAATATCACCCATAATATCAGAATCTGGTTTAGACCAGTCTGTAATGGTAATTTTTAATTCAGACGGAACTCCAAAATCAATAGTCATGTCCACTTTGTTTTCTTTGATAACAAGTTTTCCAGTAGACAGTGCCTGTCCTTTCATAACTTTGGTTCTGGCAAGGACGGCCTCAAAAAGGTTTGTCGCGTCATCGAATACAAAGTCTGTAAGTTCCTCATTATCTGGTACACCGTTCTCGATAGCCTGTTGTAAGCTCTCGGACTGATTGAGCTTCCTTTTAATGAGAAGTTTCTCGGTCAACACCTTTTCAAAACCAGGTCTGGAACCGATTTCCGCTTCGGTGTCAAGGGCGTGTACAAATGCGATTTCCGGAAGCCGCTGTCCGCTCATAAGTCTGTAGTATTCAGCCTTCCAGTAATCTGTTTTTACATCCGGGAAAATGGTATCAAGGATTCCAGGTCTTTTAACAGAGAAATTCTGGGAGAAATTAAGTCTTTCTTCCTCGCTGATTGCTTCTAATACATTGTATGCCATTGCTTATTATCCTCCTTAAAATACAACTTCGGTTTCTTCTACAAACACAATTCCAAGTGCCTGTAATTCAGTTTTTGCAGTTGTGTCAACAGTTGCGGGAAGTCGGTCTTCCAGGACACGTCCGGCAACAATAACGGAAATTGGACGCTTCTCATCGTCTGTCATATCCACATCTTCAAACACAAGACCTTTTGCGCCGGTTGCGTTTGTTGGGTATACGGAACCTGCCTTAATAATTTTTCTGTCATTAACTGCAACTGCATTTGTCTGATCTGCTGTGTAAGTTTTGAGTACAAGTCCTACCTCAGATTCAAGGATATTCGGGGTAGATTCGTACTGCTTAATTTTCATGAAAGCCATGTTTTAAAATCTCCTTTTCTTAGAAATTAGCTGGTGCATTATCATCAGCCGGTTTTGCATCTGGGTTCATGCGTGCCGAATACTGTTTAGCGTACTCAGACGCTTTACTAGTTTTTTCCTGTTTGCCACCGCTACCGCCTCCTGGATTAGGAGTATTTTCCAATGCTTCTTTCTCCCAAGCTGCTTTTGCGGTATCAAGTGCTGTTTTATTTGCTTCGGAAACTCCCTTAACAAAAGTTTCGACTTCTTTCATTGCATCTTCTGGTTTCTCATACGGTGCAGATGCGTATGCTTTAATAGCACTCGCGTATGTTTCGGTTGAAAGTCCTGCATTTGCGAACATAGAAGTAATTTCACTGGTAAGGGCTTTTTTGTTGGATTCTGCAAGCGCAGCTTTCAAATCAGCTAACTCCTTATCCACTGCTTCCTTTTCTTTCTTGCGTTCAGCTTCTAGCCGTTCTGCTTCGGTCATGTTCTGCTTTTTCAACTCTTCCAACTCTTTTTCCAGGGAATCTGCTTTTTCAGCTTTTTCCTTCAGAGAAACATTTTTGTCTTTCTCTTTCTTAGTTTCAGCAGAAATAGAATCAAGAAGCTTAGAAACCTGTTCCTCGGAAGGTTCTGCAACTCCCATACCGATAAGTGCCTGTTTTGCCTGTTCTCTTGTCATTGAAATCTCCTTTCTTCCAGTCCAATACGCTTTTTCAACACGGTTCGCTCCGCACATGGTCTGTACCCGATTTACGCTCACGGGCTGTTGCAATTTATTTGATTTTGGGTATTAAAAAAGAAGCCTTAGATTTCTCTAAAACTCCTTAAATAATCGAAATTTGGTTCATTCTTCGTTAGATGGAGAATTTGCCATTGGTTCTGTTTTGGACGGATTTTGAAACTTTCCGTCAAGTAATTGCTGTGCTTTCTGCATTTCCGCTTCCGGGTCTGCCAGTTCTGGATAAATCGTTCCAAGATACGGTAAACTCATTTCGTAGACTTTCTGCGGATCACTAAATAAACCGCAAGTAATCAGTGCAATAAGCGGATGAATTTTATTTTTAAACAGATAATCAAGTGCCTGTGCTTTTACAAGCATATTGTCTGTTGGGTTTCTGGTTATCTTTACATCAAAATCTCGGGTTGAGATATTAACATCATTTGATGTACCACGGATAATATTCAGAATAATTCTAGCAGATTCCTTTTCAGCTTCCTTGGTGAATGCTTCTACCAATTTTGCATCTCTTTCTGCGAAGTCCCATCCATTACGAAGGTATACAGCATTTCCTGTATCCCCTCCGCTATTGCTTTGGCGGTTTGGCATTGCTTCCACAATCAGCATGTTATTGTAGATATCATCCTTTGCAACCTGGCTCTCTGATTGATTCAATTCAGCGGTCATCAGTTCAACATCCGACTGACAGCCATTTCCAGTATCTTTTACAGAGATGGCACCAAGTTTTACCATTTTCAAAAACTCGTTTTCATCTACCTCGCAGTTCTTGAACTTCATAAAGGCTTGCACAAACTGTTCCACGCCATTTAATCTGTCAGACTGGTATTTGTTAATTGCATCAAATAATGTGATTGCAATTTCAACATCTGAAAGCCTGTCATGATTATTCGGGCATTCAACAATTGGAATACCGCCAAAACCATTGATGCCGTAGTTAGTTACTTTCCCATTCTTGATTTCAAAAAACTGGTTCTTTGAATAACATAAATAATATTGCTGTTCATCTTCATCTTTTAAAATCTGTACGGAAAGCATTGGTTTCCCATTTCTCTGTGAGTATACAATGTAACAATCACCTGGATATGGAATAAAGATTCTGAACGGCGGTAAATCTCCGTTTTTTGTCCAATCCTCTTCTTTCAGTATGGCCTTATAAGAAGTTCCTGTTGCACTTTGGTATATTGCCCTTTGGATGTTTCTTGCATCTGCATTGGCTTCATCCAGATAATCATTCAACAAATCAACTTGCTCATTTATTTTTTTGTCTGCATTTTTCTTTTTACATACATATTGGATTGGTTCCCCGCAAATCTGTCCAGCTTTAAACTTCACGGTTTCAAATGCGTGATTTTCAACCACTCTGTTATTAACTTCTGGACGGACTATTTTATTTCGGTACAATATTGGCTGATCGCCTTTCATGTACCGATACAAGTAATCAATCAATGTTCGATTTTTATTATGTATGCCAATTGTATCTGATACTACTTTTACTACATTTTGTGGAGTGATTCGGTCAACGCCTGTGTAGGCTACTTTTCTACCGAATTCACCTCGGCATAAATCTACAAAATTCATTGTATTTCTCACGAGCCGAACCATCCTTTCTGCAAAATAAAAAGCACTGGATGTTTTAATCCAATGCTCTACTTTATATTTTACACATATTAAAAGTATATTTCAGTATACTTCGGTATCATCTTTCGAAACCTTTTATCTTTTTTATTTCTGCTATGGCTTTTAAATGCTTTTTTTTAATGTGAATCTCTGAATAACCCATCTCATCTGCGATACGAACCAATGATTTGTACTCAACATAATGCTTAAATAGTATGTTGTACAGCAACGGGTCTTCAACCTGTTCTATGGTTCGGACTATTTCCTGTTTTTTTTGTAAAAATTCGGATATCATTTTTGAAATCTCTTCTCGCAGATCAAATATCTTTGCAACCATATCTCCCATCGGATCACGTTTTACAGAAGTTTGTACCTTTTCTCCAACAGGGATTGCAGATACACTTGTGGAAAGAGAACTGAGCTGTTCTTCTTCGATAAGCTTGTTTTTGATTCTGTTATCATAATTTTCAATCTGGCGTAAATATTGAGTTGCAGTCATCATATTCTATCTCCTTCCCCACATAAAATTTTTGGTTGCTTTTACTTCTGCAAATCTTTTTCCAGCAAGTGTTATTGCAAGCTGTGTAACTCCATCTGCGGCGTCATCATGCTCATTATCGCCAATATATACAAAGGTCGTTAATTCATCCATAGCCTTTTGATACTGCTTGTCTTGATATTTCGGAGCCAAAAATATGAAATTCTGCTTAACATCCCCGGAATACTGATTTATTTTTTCTTTTTTTGCTTGTTTTGAAGGTGCTTTTGTACTTGTCGTGCTGCAAGCGTATTTATGTTCCTTCAACCGTTCATTTACATAATAGGCATACATATCTCCACCATTATTCGCTTCAAAATTAATGGATTGAATATTATTACCCATGATTCTTCCAACAACTAATGGCAATGTTCCTTCTTTGGGTGCCGTGCTGAAAATCCAGTCATAAATATACACATCTCCATTTTCGTATTCTGCGCCCACTGGCATTGATAAGCTATCACCGCCACCCCACGCAACATCACAGGCAGAAACATTTTTAACAAATCCACCTTCTGGAAGAACGCCGTTATAATATCTCAATTCGTCAGCTGCAAACACAATTCCTTCACGTAAGAAGGGCTTTTGCTGATATTTGGCTTCCCATTCGTTAGCGTCTAACCTAGCTTTCATATCGACATAATATTTTGTTGAAAATCCAACGCCATACTCATAATCGAAATTCGATTTACCTTCATCATTCAAAGCTGGAATTTTTCTAAACCGATACATTGGATTATCGTGATTTAGCTTCTCGATTTTTCCGAGAGGGTCATATAAATTCCATCTAGTTCCAACCATAAGCTCCCTTGCGCCGTCAATCTTACGGTCAACCATCTTATTCAGATATTCTTGATATGTATTTTCTAATCGGGTGGGGCTTAATGAATGTTGTCTATCTCTTACAAGGTCATCCACGTACAAATACCCATCAGAAGAAATATCAACGGCACCCGTCCAAGTTCCTTCAATACCACGGCAAGTCATTGTTGCAAATCTGTCTGGCTTGTCCAGGTTTATTTCAAAATCATCAGCACTCTGTTTTTGAAGTTTCGACTGTGGAAAAATTTCACTGTAGTTATATTCCTGTGTATTAATGAGATTAAGAAGTTCTCCGTAAAATCCTTTTGCCAGCTTTCCAGAATGACCACCCATGGCACTATGGCTATTCGGTCTTTTACCCATTATCCAAGACATAAAGAAAATACACATAGTAGATTTTCCAACACGGCTTGGAAGCGATAAACCATAAAACTCTATCTTTCTTTCTTCCAAATCTTGTAGGTCTTGGGCTACCACATGTAGTGTTTTTCTTCGTGGAATATAAAATTTCTTGCTGTCTGGTCTATTTTTTTCCATATAAAGCAAGTAACTTTCAAATAAATGTGGTGCTTCTAGTAACAAATACTGCCAGTAGATATCATCAAAATCACCACTGCCAGTTAATGCGGCACACTTCTCTGCTATGTTATGTGAGTATTGACTTACTTTCATAGCCATTTTCCGTGCTTCTTGGTTCTTGTCGAAAGGAAGGTCAATATTCATATTTAAGAGCAAATCAAGGCAATCTTTTTGATTCTGATAGATTGTCATGTCACTACTGATAATCTGATTTAGGACCGTCCGATACCATTCAAGCGAACCTTCTGTGAATTTTTGCATAAAAAAAGCCAGACCTCCTTTCATTTTAGGATTTAGTCTGGCTCTCATGTGGCTCTCTTGACTTTTCTTTTTATTTTTTGTATTCTAAATATTTTTCAAAACTATATTTTTCACAATATCTACAATTTTCTAATCCATCTGGTTATGGATGTATACACGGAATGTTTCTTAATTTGAACCATACAATTTAATCACTTAACTTTCTGCAAATTTCAATAAAATCTGACTTACTAAGTTCTTTCAGCTTGTCAGCATATTTTGGAAATTCATGTGTATATATCGGATGACCTAAAAGTTTTTCTGCGTATTCGTATGCAAGTTTTCGGTCATCCCCTGTAAGCATACAAATTCCTGTATAGGTTTCAATTACTACGGCTTCTTGTTTTGTCATACATATCCTTTCTTGATAAAATCATCTTTTTAATTCTGAAAAAATATTTTCAATTACTTTCCACTCTGCGAATACTGCCATAAACAGTAATGGTACTGCCGAAAATCCCCAATGATTTTCAACCATTATTTGAATTGTGGCTATCAAATAATCTGCTACCCACTTGAATATAATAAAATTCGCAATTATCCAACATATTTTTCTTGCCTTCTTCACTCAATAGACCTCCATTTATTTCCACGGTATATTATCATTTTCGTGTTCCAAAAAGAAATCAACCTTGTCAACATATCCTTTAGCTATCAGTTTTTTTACACAATCATCAACTCTTACAGGAGATGTATACCTTGTAAATTCATTTGAATATACAGTCTTGGCTGTAATATTTCCGCATATTTTGCATTTTTTTACAATATAAGCATTTATATGAGTACCATTTCCGTAATCTATTCTGTCATAGCATTTCCCAATTTCCTCATATAGGTGGGAACATTTTTCTTTAAACCAATTCATACATTCACCTCACTGGAATCCCTAATTGTTTGTAGGTAAATACGGCAGTGTACTTCTTCCCACATTTGTAGCAAGTTTCTGTAATGGTGCAAGTCTTTTCTTTATCATTGCATTTCGATTCTGTATCCGAACTTTTGAACTTGCATCCACCTGTCAAAATACATTTAATCCGTTTTGTGTTCATACATTCACCTCGAACTCTTTCTTACAGTTGCTACCCTTGCATTTTAACTTCAAGTGCTGAATCTTCGTGTTTGGGCTAATCAGAAGTGCTTTCTTTTGGCAAAAAGGGCAACAGGCGTATTTCACTCCATTGATATTCCTCAATAATGCCTGTCCATTCCACGGTTCGGGTGGGTTCATGTATTCAGAAAAATCTATTCCTTCGGATTCTAATGCTGACTTAATGCTCATTTATTTACCTTTCTATTTCTTTTATGCTTTATTGGTCTTCCCTCTTTGGCTGCCCTTTTTATCATTCGCCGCGCAACAGATTTAAAAACATTATCAAATTTCCGTTTCCCTTTTCTTCCAGCAATTTGTCTAAATTTTGGCTTTTTATTCATTTTTAAGCAGTTATTTGGTATTTTCTTAAAACCAATTTTCATGGCTTCTTCAATGCTTATTTTTTCTTGATCCATTAATTTTCCTCCGTTTCGGAATGCCATGCATTTTACGGAAATTGTTCTTGTTTATTCGATTTGGGGCAAATAGTGTCCAAAATAGTTCATCACTTAATTTACATTCAAATTCAATACTTAACGGCTTTCCTATGCTACAAAGTGTACCGTCCTCATTTCTGTGAAGAATACCGCCTTCGATAACAAAAGCACCATCCGAAATTGAAATCTCTGGTATTTATTCAATCACTTCACCATTACATGTAAAGAAATGCTTTAATTCTTCCTTTTCGCCCATATCAGCATATCCCTTTGTTTTTCCTTAAATTAGCGTATCGGTCAACCAATGTGTCAACAGTAACAGTTAACTCGTTGATTCTAATACAGTCATCCTGGTGGCGTTGTTCATACCATTCTATAGATGGATGACCAGTATCTACATTTTCAATTCCATCAATCGGAATCTTCCAGTTATCATTTTCAAGAAGCTTTTGGTTAAGTGTCTCCGATAAAGCTTTATAGTCCAGGATTATATGCTGTTTTTTCTCGCATTCATCAGCCAAACGAACAACTTCATTTTTCAACTGTTCTTCTGTCCAGTTTGCCATATCCTCAAATTTCATATTTACCACCTCTGTCTTCGAAAATTGTCTCTTCCAAGCATAAATTTTTCGGCTGAAAAATTATCCTCTACATCAATATGTGCTTCACGGTCTTGCACCTCATATCCGTTTGGTGTTAATTCAAGTTTTGCAGTATATTCAGCGCCGCAATTGGTGCATTGCCATGTCACATTTAAAAAGAGTCCTTTTTCTATAAAAGGGTTTGTGAAATCGGCATTTTCACATTTCAATATTCCACCGCAAACAGGGCAATTGCGTTTATCAAGTAAATTTAGCATTCAAATTCCCTCCTCTCCCTGTGCTTCATTTGGCACTCGATCATCTTTGCTACATTTTCACGTTCCTGTTTTATTCCATGCCCTTGCCTGAATAACTCGCATTCAAGAATGTTTCCGCACTTGGAACATTCGTCTTTTATTTCTTTACCGCATACTTCAATCATTTTCATCACCACAGTAAATCAATAAGTAATTTGCAATTTTTCTAAGATCATTTTTCCCATACAGACGAATTCCATCTTTCAATCCTCTGTCAATCAGCCAATCAGCTAACTTTATTGGTTGTGTAGGTGGTTCATCTTTGGATTTTTCTATCTTAAAATCATCGATTAAACCACCTCTATTTATAAGTTCAGAAAGTTCGCTCATCGGTACTATGCCTCCTTGTTTTCCATCTTCTTTTCCCTCCCAAAACTCACAATAAAACTCTGATCCCGTAAAGTCTGCACAATATTTACTATCACCATTGAAACAAACACATGTGAAGTCATCATGTTTTCTGCAATTCTTACAACATTTTTTCTTTCATAAATTACCTCGATTTAGAAAAATCCAGTGTGCCGACTTGAACGGCATAAACCTCCCAACGAGAAACACTGGAACTTTAAGGGGGAAAATGCAACTTCTGGCAATGGCAATTTGCCAGATAGAAACAACAGGAATCGAACCTGTGTCACATGATATTCAATATCATTGCTCTACCACTGAGCTATGTTTCTTTTTTCATCATAAAACGCTAAACTAGATGATTTTTTTAGAATCCCCGACTACCACTCCTCACGGGCATTGGTCTTATCTCTCTAAAAAGTTTTTGCACAAGATCGCTAGTGAGTTGCGTCTATATGCCTGCACGAATGCACACAAACGCATCCGCATTTATGTGCAAGAACTAACAATAGCTATGCTAAAGTAAGATATCCTATCTACACCTGGTAGATGGAATTGCAGGAGACGGATTCGAACCGCCGTTCTCAAGGATATGAGCCTTGCGAGATTCCACTTCTCTATCCTGCCGGAACCCGGAAAAACCGGGTTAGCAATAGGTTTATCGTGTTATGCTTTCCACTATCTACAAGTTTTAGTGCTGTAGATTCACTGGATATTTTTATGCGTCTTTGAACGGCATCTCTTGAAAACTCCTTTTATTAACGTGCGCTGCGTTAATGTTTTTAACTCCGAGATATACCAGCCGGGAAATCAGATCCATTTAGGCTACGCCGTATCGCACCTATAAATTTACCTAATCCACACGCTCAACTGGAAGTTTTTTCCACCCATATTACGGATGAATGGCATTTAGAAGAAATGGAAGCTCTGGGATTCGGACCCAGGACTTACGGCTTATGAGGCCGTTGCTCTTACCGCTGAACTAAGCTTCCTAAGATACCGAATTATTTGACCGCCATGACAAACAATCCGGCACTGTTGCAGTTCTTGACCGCCAGCTGCAACAAAGGTTTTCTGAAACGCTTTTGGATTTCAGAAAGTCTTCCGGGACATTTGAAGCCCCTTTAATCAGCCCCGTTGGGCTAGAAGGCCGAAGCGAAAGTTGTATGAAAAAGAAAAATATTTGCAATATGATAAATATTGCAAACTGGGCTAGCTGGATTCGAACCAGCGAATGCAGCAGTCAAAGTGCTGTGCCTTACCTCTTGGCGATAGCCCATCAACCCCGGCGCACCATTAAGACCGGGGAAGTCGTGATATATAAGTTTATGTAATTAATATAATAAGTAATTAGCACTTACGCTACTCTGGATGCCTCGACTTATCACTTTCATAGGCTTTTCCGAGCCTACATGGATTAAGTCGAAGCGGCGCTTTTATGAATTTAACCCTCTCGATTAACTCAATCGGGATAATTCCAATTGGAATTGGTAGATACATTTGTCACCTCGCGCAAATTAAGAAAATATTCAGTGCAAAACATATTTCTAAACAAATACAGAATAAAATCTGTATTACGCTTGTCTTTCCTTCTTCGTCCAGTATAGCCAAAGTACCGGCAAGAACCAGAACGAAAAATGCAAGATTTACAGCTGTTCCGATTACATTAAGTGCATTCATTGTTTTTTTCCTCCCCGATTAAGAAGTCCAAAATTTTTTCTGCAATTTCTTCTTCTGGCTCAAATGGCATTCCACAGTAATTGTATGATTCTAAAGCCGATTTTAGGCTTGATTTGAATCCATTGTAAATTTCTCCATGTTGTAACAGTTCGTGTCTTAAAACCAAAATTGCATCAGTAATTGATTGAGAAGTGACACTAATTTGTGCCAAGCACTCCATTTCAATGTCTGGAACAGCCATCATTTCAAACTCAAATACTGGAATTTCATCTACTGCGGTATGGAAATTTATTGATCTTACTCTCGGAACTTCATTTCCATCAATGAAATATTTTGTTCCATGCCAATCATAGGGGTTGGGGTTTGTGATCTTCACGACACTCATCCTTCTTCCACCTCCCCGAAATATTTCTTGAAAAGCTTATGGTTGCAGTACCATAGATGTTGCATCACAAAAAATTTATCAATACACTCCAGACTATAATACATTACTCTGTACTCGGCGGTTCTGTCTCCGTTTTCATCAACACTGTAACCAGCTAATTCAGATTTTGATTTTGCACCAAACCATCTACCATTCTTTGTAACAAACAAAGAAAGATTCCCATATTCACAAACGTATGTAGCAGTTTGAGTATCATACAATCTGCCATCAGCTAATATTGCTTTTGCGTGAATTGGCTTTACCAGTTTCCGAATTGCCGGGGATTCCTGTCCGACATTTTCATATGCAGAGCTTATTTCGGAAGTCCCTTTTTTATTTTCTGAGAAAAATTTAAGCATGGTTTTTCTCCTCCGACAGTCTCATCATCACCAGTGGCTTGTTTTGAAGCGTTGATTGTAGTAATAGCCCTTTAGAATCTCTCTCGACTGTGATTTTCAAGTAATCTGTATTTGTAAGAGCGCATGTTGCAAGTATTTTCTCCGCAATATCTGCCATCTGGGATTTCAAGTTCCCAGAATTACTTACCAGTCTAAAATCCATGTCGTTTCCTCCCGAAATATTCATCCACGGCTTGTCTTACGATATCCGATACGCTTCTGTCCGTCCGATTCTTCTCTTCCAGGAGCCGTTTTTTCTGTTTTTCGGAAAATCGGATGCGGATGGATTCGGATTGTGAGTTTGGTTTCATGACTTAATCACTCCTTGCCCTTGCAATAACAGTCTGAATGTCTCTTTTCCTTTTACGGTTATGTATGTCTGAACATTGGAATATCCAAATGGTGTTGAAAAATCTTTCATCTGAAAAAGTCCAGCTTTCCTATACGATTCATAAGGCTTGATAATATTGTGCCTATCACGGTAAATATAACCGTTTTCCGCAAGCCACTTAGTAAACGCTTTAGGGGGAATGTGAAATTCCTTTGCTGTATCTCGAAAAGTTGTAAGAAGTCTATTGTCTACCAGACTATCAAAATAGTCAGCTTTCGGTTTCTGTTCTTTTACCTTAGTTTCAAGCTGTTGTTTCTCTTGCTGTTCCTCAATCCACCGCTTAGCACGTTCTATTGGATCTTCGATTTGGTAGGAATCCTGTTTTGTGGAGACCTCGTATTTCCCAGTTCTCGCTATACTTGGAAGAACTTCTTCCATTACCCACTCTTCAAAACGTTCTGCTGACTCTAACTGGCTCTTCATGATAAGCCTGTACACATCTCCTTCTGGTATGAAAGTCATCATAACATTTTGCTTTGTTGTGGTTCCGTGCTGATTAGTTGTTTCTGAGACCCCTCCATGTTTCACGGAGTGCCTACAATGTCTTGAAACTGCATCTTGAGGTTTTGAATAGCCTAATGCTTTCGCTACATCGGTTCCAGAAAAATAAATTTTCCCATTTATCGTTACGGTTCTTACACTTCCAAATTCTGGATTGCTAAAAATCATCATATCATTCATTTGTTGTACCTGCCTTTCTTGGTATTGCCTTATTTTGTATTGGCAGAGAAACAGTTAAGGCTTACTGCTTTCGTGTTGCAATCACTATCTCTGCCATAGGGAACTCTTTTTTGTTTTTTGGAAAATTTTTAACTCAAGTTTTCCGTTATTAAATTGCGTATGATCTGAGAAATACTTTGACCTGTCTGAAATGATTTCTTTTCAAGGCGTTTTCTCATGTCATCGTTAATTCTGATTCTTATTGAATCTCCCTTTGGGTCTGTTGTTGGTCTTCCTTTTGCCATATAATCATTCCTTATATATGTAGGACAAAATACAATAGGTTCTTTGCTTGAGTTACTGACTACGCTGGCCAGAGGTCTATATATAACCCCCTCCCGGTCATCCAGTGCGGACGCTGGCAAGTCAGCCCGCCGCCCCATGGGAACCGCTGCCCTTGCCTGGTCGCTGTTTGTCGTAGGCCTTCGGCGGTAATCAAAGGAAAATATGGCTTTTCTGTGTCCGAACATATGTATCTATACGACAAACTCTCGTTTTCTTTATAGATCGCTATACATCCTGCACAATTACAACCATCATTCCTGTACATTATGCACAATTCCGTGCATTTACCACCTTTTGTCCGTCCACCATGTACATTTTTACCGATTCTGTACTCTTCCAGACTTTAAAGCTCCGGCTTTTCCATCTCTGGAAGCTGTAAAGCGGCTTTGTGCTTCTCTGCGATCTGCTGCGCGGTCTGCTGTGGTACGCCATACTGTTGTGTAGCTTGCACCGGTGCAGTTTCTGCCATTCCGTAGGCGGCTTTTGCAACAAATATCAAATTCGCATTTGTTCCGGTTTGGTTATGCAGTCTATTAATTGCACAGTTTTTGCAAATATCAAACCATTTTTTAGCCGTGTCACCATGTGACGAGTTTGTTCTATACACTCCATTCATCCAGTCAGTAAACGTTGTACGATTAATCCCAACTAAAAAGCTAAATACTTCTAATGTTGGCAATACATGATATTTACTGCATAATCTCACATAAGTATTAAACATTTTATCTAATAGCTCTATATTGTCATTACTTGGCTTTTGTATATGATCTGCAATATAAAAAATCATATCTACAAAGCTATCTGATACTTCTTTCTTATAGTTTTCGTTATCTGGTGATATACATAATACAGTATTTATATATTCATCAGCATATATATTAATATTATCTAAATAGATATCTACGTCTTGTATATTTACCGTATTATCTTTCATGTTATTACCTCACTTTAGCACGTTAATTTACAAATAAAAAAAGAGAATGTCACCAGGTAAAGCTTATTCCCGGAAAACTTCCGGGTGTTCGGGTACATTCTCTAAAACTCAAATTAAAAAAATATTCTGTTTTCTTTGTTGCTGATACCTTAGCACAGTTTTTAATATCTTGTCAAATTTAATTTTGCATAAAATAAAACCCATTATTTTGTCAATAATTAATAAATAATAATTAGGGTATTATATTATAATCTTTATTTATATCTTATATATTATTATACGGTA